GACATTTTCTTACGATGTTAATAGTGGAAAATTTGCTATTTTAGAAAAAGATAAATTTATTAATAGGGAAAAAAGTATAAAAGATTTTAATAAACAGTCTGTTTTATTGCATCAACCAGATGGAGCTTATTCTGGATTTATATTAGATAAAAAAGGAAATGTTTTAGTAGAAGGAAAGGGAGGTGTTTTTTATACAATTAAATTTCACGAGGACGGAAGTTTTTGGGCAGGAAGTAAGCAGGGTGCTGACCTTATGGTTAAGCTCTTAAATGAAGCAAGTATAGCTAATGGAGGGAAAGTTTTAATGGCACTAACTTCTGCACCAGCTGATAAATTATTGTCTAGCACAACTATGGCAAATGGTGTAATAGACATATTTAATTATATGTCAGAAAACACAACTTTAAAATTAGGAAAAGAGTCTACACAAAATATTGTAGTTGAAGCTGCTAACACACAATTAGGGACAAACTTAGAGTTTGATAATACTTATGAAAGTAATTTAAGTGAAATAAAAATAAAGCTAGGAACTACCGAAAAAACTCAAAATTTAAACCCTGATGAACAAGATAATTTTATAAGTTTCAAAAAAAGAAAAGCATTTGTTTCAAATGTAATTAAAAATATTTCTGACGAAATAAACAATAGTCCAGAAGCCATTGAACAATTTGGAAAAATATTTAGCGAAGGCATACAAAACAAATATTTTAAAGGTAAATCCAAAACAGGTAAGCTAAGTATTAGTCCAGCAAATATGACGCAAGCTTTATCTGAAATGTTAACTGAACCTGTTTTAAAAGACGATGTAGTTGAAAGCGGTGTAAATAAAGGTAAAAGAAAAACTGGAGAAATATATGCTATTTTAGAAATTGATGGGCAAGTAGAATCTGTTAAAACAGACCAGCATGAGTCTTATGCTTATGGTATAAAAGCTAAAACCAAAGGAAATAAAGCTACTGTTAATTTACTTACAGATAGAGTTAGTTGGACAGATGTTACAATAGACCCACAAACTTCACAAACAATAGAATCGTCAAGAGAGAAATCGGTGTTTCCATCTTTTGGAACAGCATCAACAGTCGTGACTTTGAATACAGATAATGTTACAGAAATACAAGATAGAGATCAAATAAGCTTGGATAGGTTGATAGATGATTATAATGTAAATCCTCGTGGGTTTATGCCAGCAAACATTTACAACTTAGGATTACTTAGAAGACAAGCTAAAGAATTTGGATTAGGAATTGCAGAGGCTAAAATTAGAGAGGGTTATAGAAGAGGAGAAATTTCTGGTTATTACTTTACTAAGGGTTTAAATAAACAAGGTAAGCCTAAGTTTTTTAATCCTAGAGCTAGATATCAAATAATTGACAGTGATAAAGCTGTTGATATTATTATTGACGCTAGAAAAAATAAGATTTCTGACGCAGCAATTAAAATAGCTTTAGATGCTGAAGGTTTTAAAAAAGGAGATATAGCTTCTGCTTTAGAAAATGCTGATTTTTATGCAGATATTAGTTCTGAAGTTCCATCTTCATTTAAAGTTCTAGGAGACAAGAAGGGAGCAAAACTATATAATAAAGTTGTTGATTTTGTTAAAAAGAAGAATATAGAGAACTCTAAACCTAATAAAAGAAAGTCTACTAAAGAATTAGCTATAAATGCTGAAGATAGAAGAGCAGCTTATGTTAAACAAGCTAATTTAAAAACTAATGTAGAAATAGAAGCAGAGGTAAGCAAAGAAAGAACAAGACTAAGTAATTTAAAAAAACCACTTAGTGCAACTGAGATAGATCAAAGAGCTAACAAGAAACTATTTGCTTTACAAAAAGCACATCAAGATAAGTTAAATAGAATTAATAATTCTATGTTGAAGTTTGAACAACAACAAACAAGAAAAAATGATTTATTAGACCCTAAGCTTTCTAGAGCTGAGGTAATAGATTTAGCAATTGAAGTGTTACAAGCAGACCCTACTTATATTGATGCAATAGGAAAAAAAGAAGGTCAGTCTGATTTACAAATTTTATTAGTAGACCAACTATTAAGTAACCTGGCTACAAGAGCAACAGTAAATGTTAATCAAAAAATAAAAGCAGCTAAAGCAAGACTTAATTTAAAGTTTAAAGGAAATCCTGTATTAACTAAAAAAGAAGTTTTTTACACACAAACTCAATTAATAAATTTAGTTAAACAAACTATACCTGCCGCTTTATTTGATTCAGCTGCTGTACAAAATTTATTAAAAGATATTAGAGATGTAGCTAAACCTGGGAGAGATATAAATGATATTACAAAGGAAATTACAAGAAAAATAAACACCATAAATAGTAAGTTTCTTTTTAAACAAATAGAAAGTATTCTTAATAAAAAATACACAAGAAAGTCAGGTGGTGTTGTAAAAGCTTTAAAAGTAATAGGAGATATTTCTACAAGAATTAAAAACATTGTAAATAATACTTTAGTAAATGAAAACTCTAAATTAGAATTGTCTGAGTTAAAAGAAAAGGTAACAGATACTAATGCTGCATTACAAGAAAAACTCAACAAGCTAGGGAAAGAATTAAAAACTACTCCTGAATCACAAGAAAAGTTAATAGCAGAAATGGCTGATATTCAAATAGCTATGCAAATTAACAATGCTCTTGCAATGGACAATAACAATTCTAGTAAAGTTGGACAGCTTAATCTTGTTCTAGAAAGCTTAGAAGAAATGCTTTTAGGTGGGGAATCAGCTTTAAAGTTAAAATTAAAACAACAACAGCAACAACACATGGATATTGTAAATTCCATGTATGAAGCTATAACTGGAAAAAAATTAGACCTATCTGTTAATGATAATTTAAAACTGGCTAATAAAGCAATATCTGATGCTAAAAAAGTAACAGAAAGAAAACAAAAAAGATTTTTTATAATTAGCAGAGTTTATACTGCTATAGCTAAAGGTATAAGTTATTTAAGAAACTCTACTTCTGGTTTGGCTTTGTTAGTAGAGAAATTGGATGTTTTACCAGGAGAATTGTTTGGAGGTGTAATGCAAGAATTGGTATACGAAAAAATAAATGAGTCAAGTTATGCTTATAAACAATTTCAACAAGATAACAAAAAAATAATTCTTGATAAAGTTGTTGAGTTATTTGTAACTAAAAAGTTTTTAGGAATTACTAAACCTAATTTTGTTCAAAGAAAACAAGCTAGAAAAGCTTTAAGAAAAATGAATGAAGTAACAGGTAGAAAAAAACTAGCGGATACTAGACTAGGAAGAATGATGAAGAAAGCAGGGGTCGAAGAAATCTACAAACTTTTTAGTAACATTGGAAGGTTAGATGCTGAAGGTAATAGTATATATACCAGTCAAAAAGAAATTGAATTAGCATTAAAAGAAGTAGAAAATGCTACAGGAATATTTGAAAAACTTAGAGCAAAGAAAGATTTAAGAAATGCTATATATGCAAATCAGTTTACCCTAAGTGATGCTGAAACTTATTATCTGTATAATCAATATAAGGATGAAAGTAATCATGTTAACTTTGCTATGAACCCATTATTTGGTAAAGACCATGCTAGGATTATGCAAAAACTTACTGAGTCTATGACTCCTGAGCTAAAAGCTTATGCAGACTGGCAAGTAAACGAAATGTATCCTTCTTTATATGAAAGATATAATGAAGTATATAAAAAGATTTACCACATAGATTTACCTTGGAATGATACTTATGGTGGAAGATTGTATTTAGAAGGCATAGAAAATGATGCGGTAAGTTTAATTGGAAATCCTAATATTTATAAAACTGGTGATACTAAAAGCGCATCTATGTTTAGCAGAGTTCAACATAACAACCCTATACAGATTACTAATGGTAATAATGCTTTAAGTACTTACTTAACTGATATGGATTGGTTTGCAGCCTATGGAGAAAACATAAACAATATAAGTAAAGCATTTGGTAACGCCACAATAAAAGGAGCTATCACAGCTAAAGAAGGAGATTTTTTCTATGAGACAATTGATAAAATAGTAAATACAATATCAGCTAGAGGTATTAACAGCTCAATGACTAATAAACTTATATCTGTTGCTAATAACTTTTTTATATCAACAAGGATTGCATTAACTCCAATCATTGCTGCCAAACAATTACTATCTACTTTTACTTATGTAGGGGATATAGGATTTGTAAATTGGTTTAAATATGCAGGTTTAATGACTGCAAACAGTGTTTCCTTTGGTAAGTTTGGCCAAGGATTTGCAGGAGCAGCTAAAGAAATATTTGCTAACTCTCCATATATGAAAGACAGATATAGCGCAGGGTTTCAAAATACTTTAGAGGCTTATTCAAATACTAAAGAAACAACATTATTGCCTGGTGGATATATGCAGTTTATAATGGATTTCAATATGTTTTTCTCCAAAGTTGGAGATGCTGGAGCAATATTTATGGGCGGAGTTCCAACTTATTTATATTATAAGGCTGAGGCTAAAAAAACAAATCCAGATGCAACAGACCAAGAGCTTATTGATATAGCAATAAAAAAGTTTCAAAAATCAACTAAAGAAACACAACAGTCCTCTGATATTCAAGATAAAGATATTTATCAAATGGGTGACTCTTCTTTAAGATATCTTAATATGTTTAAAACGACACCTAAACAATATATGAGAAAATCTATGTATTCTCAAATACAAATGGGTAGAAAAGTAAGAGCTGGATTTAAAGCTATGTTCCAAGGGAAGAGTCCTGTTGAAATTTATAAGACAATACGAGATACAGGTAAGGGATCTTTCTTGCAAAATTTAAGAAACTTTATGTTATACTACACTGTAATGCCAGTTACATTTCAGTATATGGCAATGGGGCTTCCTGGTCTTATGAAAGATGATGGTTTAGATGATGAAGATATTAATGATTTAGTTAGATCAGCAGCTTTAGGAAATATTGGAGCAATGTTTATAGTTGGTGACTTGGTAAAAGGAGTTAGTGATTTTTACATTGGAGATAAGGCTTATGCTGAAGATATTGGTCAAGGATTACCTATTTTTGAGTTAGCTTCTCAATTTAATAAAAAGTATGCTAGGTATGAAAGATTAAAGCCAGGGCCATTAAAAGAGGCGGCTTTACTACAACTTTTAGGGACAGGTTTAGATTTAGGAGGGTTACCAGGGTCTAAAGGGATGCAAGGAGTACAACACGTTTTAAGACTAAATGATGGAAGTGCAATGACTGACGAAGAAAGAGTGATGAGATATTTAGGCTATAGTGAATATATAATAAGCAAAGCTAATAAAGCAGACGAAGACGCAATTCCAGAAGGTTTAAGTCCTAATGAAGTTAAAGCCTTTCTAAAAAAGAAAAACAAAAATGACACAGGATCAATGAGTCCTGCTGAATATAGAGAATTTCAAAAGAAAAATAATCCTAAACGAGCAATGAGTCCTGCTGAGTATAGAAAATCTAAAAAGAAAAATAATTAGATGGCAGATTTTAATGAACACTTGTGTATGGAATATAGCTACCAAATATTAACAGGCAGAAAAACTTTTGAAGAAATATTAGAAGAGGATGTAGAAGATCTTGTGCTAATGTTTAATCCACACAAAAAAATAAGAGTAATGCCAGATGACATCTACGATGTTTTAATAGATTACTATATTACTCTTGAAGAGTATGAGAAGTGTGAAGAAATTTTAGAAGTTAAACAGTTGGCTAAGTTACTTCAAGAATGAAACATTCTAGGCCTTCTTACTTTAATTAAATCAAAAGATTTTATATCTCTGTTTCTTTCAATCTGTTCTATAGTCTTATCTATGTCTTCTGTCTTTAATACTAAAGAGTCTTTATCTCCAGACTTTAAAGTAAATTTTATTAAATATTCTTTCATTAAAAATAATGTGTTAATCTAGCAACTTGACCTGTTTTTTTGCTGTGAATAAATCCCTCACAAGCTAAGGGTGCGCCAGTAAACCCCTTTCTATAATGCCAGCTATCAGCTGATGATGGTGATCTCATATACTCTACAGTTACTCCTATAAAGTCTTTTCCATCTCTCCATTTATGCTTTATCTTATGATGCAAATGATGTAAGTACCAATACCTATGTGTTGTCGTTGACCAGTCAGTAGGATTCTCTTGAGCCATCAGTAATGGTAAGTTATCCATCTTAGCTCCATCTCCATGCTCTATACCTAATAAATTAGTTCCGTACTTGTAATACTTTCTATGAGCCACGCTTATGTCAAAAGTTACATCTTTAGCGTTTCTAAACCAACTCTTTAAAGTGTGGGCCAAATGAAACCCTGACTGATAGTCGTGATTACTCATGCTGTGTACGATGTCTACAGGAGCTATTTCTCGCAACATCTCCACACATCTAACATACAACATCAAAGCTATCTCATAATGCTCCCACCACTTACCATCTGTATCTTGATATGTTCCTTTAGTTGTGGTAGAATACACGTTATCTATATGTAGTATATCATTACCAATACAAAACAATACACGTTCAATATCAAAGCCTTCAGCTTTATGTATAAGACCTGCTACCCCTTCTAAAACTCTTTTTACTGCTATCTCGCAGTTATACTTTTGTTTTGTTTCTAATTCATTAGCATACTTACCAATATGTATATCAGCAGGATTTATAACTAACAAATGACTGCCTGGCTTTCTTTCAACTGTTTTGTATTCTGGTGAGTAATTTGCAATAAAATCATTTACTTTACCAAATATCTGGTCTTCATCTAGACTTAAGTTTTCTTTGGTAACAATAGAGAACCTATAATCCCCACCTCCACTTTGCCAGTGCTTTACGCTAACTACATCTTTTTTATTAATCCCCCTGTTTTCTAAGTGAATGTCTAAAGCTGTGTTGTCATTTATGTTGTCTAGGTTATCAGCTCTACGCTGTAGGATAATATCAACTTCATCGTGAGAAAGTCTTAGTCTTTTTCCGTAGCCTTTTCCGTCTGTCTTTATTTTAGATTTCATCTGATAAGGATTGAATTAAATCTGCAAGAACTTTAATTAAAGTTTGTGCTTTTTTCTTCGCCTGCTCATGATCTCTATCCATTAGATCCTCGTATATGTCATTTCCAAAGTCATGAATGCTATTAGACACAAAATTAATGTGACTTATAGCATTTACATCTTCTTTAGCAATCTTTGACATTCAGAGTTTCCTTGATATTTTTAATTGTTGTTTGGAGTTCTTCTAATTCCAAAGTTAATAATTTATTTGACTCCACCAAACTATTGACTGTTTCTTTTAATATTTTTGGATCGTATTCAATATACTCTTGACAATCACTCTTCCAAACCTCTAATGCTTTGGAGTAATTATTATTAAAAGCTTTGTCGTATTTTACTTCGTGACGAAAGTTTTCTAAAGCGTGCATAACAGTAGCGTGGCATTTACCAAATTGTTTTCCTATAAAAGAATATGACATTCCTAATTCTTGTCTCATAATACAATAACAGATAGCTCTAGCCTGAATAAATTCTGTCCTTCTATCTTTTGAAACTAACATTATAGGATCAACCCCAAGTATTTTACTTACGATTTCTTTTAAAGCTTTAGTCTTTGCTATGTTCATTTGATTTTATATATAAATTTAAATTCATAAAGTCTAAGTATTCATCAATAGAAATTAATTCTATATCAGAAAGAATAGGGTTAGCCCCTAAGGTTCTAACTAACTCCAAGGCAAAAGCAATAGGCTCGTCCTTATATATTACTAAACCCCCAACAACAAAAGAAACTAAATCATTACTTGGTATGTATGTTAAATTATCCTCTATAAACTGAGCAATCGTAACACTAAGTTCAAACTCCATTTCTTGTAGGTTCTCCATAAAGAACTCATCTATATCATAACTATCCCTTGTATACTTCTGTCTTGACTCCATGTTTGTCTAATTCTTTTAATCTGTACTCTTGTAATTTAGAAAGCTTTCCTGTTTTTGTTTTAACTTCTGAAAACAATACGCCACAGTTAGGTGGTATTGCAATAAGATCAGGTATACCATTCTTGTTTGTTTTAATTAATTTTAAAACATAGTAGCCTTCAGCTTCTAATTCCTTTATTCTTTTACTTTGTATTTGTTGTTCAGTCATCCGTTTTTTTTATAGTCCTCCATGAAACCTATAAACACAATTATGTTCATACTAATTGATGAGGCTAATTCTAATAACTCGTGATAATTATGAATAGATAAATGTATGTGGCCTACAATCCAAAAAGGTATAGCCAAGTTCTGACTTATCCAAATCACTAAAAATCTCAGAAACCTCATATTACAAATCTAATAAATCTCTTTTAAAATGACTTAACGTATAGTCTTTTTTCTTTAAAACTGCCTTATAGATTTTGTCCTCTATACCACCTTTAGAAAATATCCAGTATACTTTATTATACTTCCTTTCCTTAGTAGTCATCCTATCCCTTGATTGCCAGTAAGATGTAGCACTAAAGTCAATATTGTAATAAATTAAAGCTTCTGCATTTTTTAAACTTATACCTTCTCTACCACTTACAATTTGCAATGCTATACTCTTATTTGTAGAATTAAAACAATCTAAGTCGACACAAATATCATCTCCAAAAACGTGCTTGATAGCATTTAGTTCTTCTCTAAACTTATAAAATATAGCTATCTTTTTATTAGCAAACTTGGTTTTAATATAATTAGCCTTATTATGATTTAACACCATTGAGTTACCTGACTCAAACTTTACAGTGCCTGAGTACATCTGATGTAGCTTCATCATTAACTTGACAGAAGAGTCAGCTAGAATCACTTCATCCTTACCTTCAACAACTAAATTCTTTTTTAACTTCTTAATTATGTCTAGCGTGTTAGGATCTGAATCGACTCTTAATATTTCTTCTGTTGTTTGAGTAAGAAATCCTGCCTGTTTTTGGGTATAGTTAATAGTATAGGGCTGCATTAAGTCTACTATTTCTTTTTTGCCATCACTATAATCATTGACTACTAAACTACTCAGCTTCTTTTGAGTAACATTTACATATTGTTTAGAAAAAGAATAAAAGTTTTTATTAGAACTAAACGGATTATTGGGCAGTGCATATACCTGATGGTACATTTGGCTATAGGACTCAGGGGTAGGAGTTCCACTCATTAAAATTACTCTAGCATTACGATTGATCCTGAGCAATTCTTTTATGTCTTTTGCTCTTTTACTAGGTTTAGGAAACGCACCTAACCCATGAGCCTCATCAATAATTATACCATCGTAAATAATCCACTCAGGTAATTTATGTAAAGACTCATAGTTTATAACAGTAAGTTTATAACCAGGCTTATACATATCGTAATCATCCTGAATACTGCTGATTGCTTTCTTTTTAGTAATAAACAATACATTCTCGCACCATAGGTCTTTTAGTATACCTAGGCTTGTCAATGTCTTTCCTGTTCTTACTTCCATAGCTAAGTACAAGAAATTATTTTTATCTAATATATCTGACCCTCTCTCAATAATGTTTTTTTGGTAGTCTCTAAATTCCATCCCCAATTTTTTTAGGAGTTAATGACATCCACTTACCTATCATATCTCTAGCAGTTGTAAGCTCTAAGTGAGACTTATAACTAGCATAAGATAATAACCATTTATTAAACTTGCTTCTAGAAATAGCATCCTTACCATATGCAGGAACATTGTTCTCTGATGTGAAATCCAAGTATAAGTCAGACATATACATTCTCTTGTCGACTGAAAACTTATCTCCCTCTGTGTTATTAAGTATACCACACCACTCTATAAAGTCGTGACTTGTTCTTCCACTTAGCTTTCTTATTGCAAGATTAACAAAAGCACTTTTTAGCAGCCCATTTTCTAAATACAATTGCAAATTAGAAATCATATAGTTATCAAACTGACACCATTCATCATCATCCCATTCTCCAAACATCAGTCTTCCAAACTCAACCAATGGAGTAAAGTCTTTAGTATAGTGCTGAGTAAGTTCTAACTCCCACTTCCTACGTTCAAAACTTGTTCCCTCTCCATTAATAGCATAATTAGTAGTAATAGCAACCTTAGGAGATTTACTAAATGGTATCTTAATTGCGTCCTTATTTTTTTTCTCAAGGGTAAGCCCTTCAGTCACAACAGAAAACAATCTTTCAAAGTCAAAAGCTTTTTTTACATCATCAAAACATAGAATCTGAGTATCTGCTGATACTAATTGATAAGCAAATGATTTCTCAAAGTTAAATGATTTACCATCTATAACAACTAACTTCTTCATATGTGAAAGGCCATTCATAAAAAGACCTTTACCTGTACCACCCTCAGGGTTCTGTGATATAACCTCATCGTTTAAGATAGTAGCAGGGCTATAGGATAGATTCTTCCACCCATGTAGTAGGTATCCTATTGTAGACCTCATAGAACTGACACGACTCTTGTCTCCTCCACATATATTAGTTATAAAAATTCTATAATCACACTCTTGTATTTCACATAAATTAAATGTTCTATCAATCACGTGGTCTTTCCAAACATATCCTCCTAAATCTAAGTAGTCAATCATTATAACTTTGTCTTTAGTAATCTTTACTGCACTATTTTTATAGTAGAGGTAAGCAGTATCTTTGTTGTCTTCTATAAAGTATACATCTATAGATGCTAGTAATGTCAAGAACTCCTCTCTAAAATATTTAGTGTGTTCTGCAAAGTAATTGTATACGCTATAGTCATCTACGCCCAGTAAATAGTTTAGTATAAAATCTTTTAATTCTTTTTCTGATGTGTGATCAATCAAATTATTTGTTACTCTTACAAAGATATAACTCTTACTGCCCTCAGGATTAAACTTATAGAACCCATTCTCTTCTAAAAAGTTTTTAAATAGTATGTGTACTATTTTTATAGATCCTTTCTCGTTTTTAGTCCAAAATTTGTGATTCGCTTCTTCTTCTTCAAGTCTGTTAATCACATTGTCAGCTATACCGACCTCAATATTGGACTCTTCTAATTGAGATCTAATTTCTTTTTTTGATACTCCACGTTTTAATTTCTCCTTAACTTGGTTTATCCTATCATCATCTTGGTAATATTTTGTACCAAAATTCTGTCTGTGAGAATATGCTGATTGTATTGTTCTTTTAACCTCAGCTTCATTAAAGTCTTTTGTAGCATATCTATTAATAATATACTCAGCTAATGTTTGATTTATACCAAAGTCATTAAATGCTGCTGCTAAGATGTAGACATTATTATTCCTCTCTCCATCTATCATTCCGTACTTTTTCTCCCACCATTTGAGTAGAATCTCTACAATTTTATTCTCATCAGTGATTGGAATTGTAGGTAAATCTACATACTTTTTTACTTCAGAATACTCTTGCTCTTCTACCTCTTCCCATACACTTGATAGTTCGTTTATATGTATTAATGGGTCATATGATTCGTAGCAGACTCTTGAAACATTCTTTGATGTCTTGTCAAAATTAGGAGAGTCGTAATGCTTTTGTAACGCTAGGAAATAACCTTTATGGTTTGCAATATCTTTTGGAATCTTTACTAAAGCCTTAAGGCCTTCTCCACTAGGACTGACAAACACAGAGTATGCGTACTTGCTCTTGCATAGTCTTTCCTTTTCCTGAAGCAATTCTTTGTTGGATGAATATCCATCAAAATCTAGACAGATTAACCCACTATGCTGGTTTAAAGAGTTATCGTTTCTTTTTGTAAATTCCCCACTAAAACAAATTGCTGGTAATGATTGCTTTATTAAATTTCTTTTTGACTTGTCTTTTTCTAGTCTTATTTTTTTTACTAAATCTTTTGATTTTCCTTCTTGTATCCTTGTTAGTATTATGGAGACATCTACATAAAAAGGCTGAGAAGTGGATTTTATGTCCTTAAATATGGTTATTTTCATTAATTTATGTGTGTTTTATGTTAGTTTGATTGTGTGTAACTACTTAATAATCAATTATTAAGATTAAAATATGTTGAAATGTTAATAATATGATAAGAATGTGAAGATAATTAAATTATTTAAATAAAAAAAGAAAAGGGGGGAAATGACACCCCCCCATCTTTCAAACCTTGACCCCTTAAAAAGGTAAGTCTTGGTCTTGCTCTTCTACCTTTGGCGTTTCTGCTTTAGGCTCAGGCTTCCACGTATCAATAGCCACATAATGTGTTTTTCCATATTGATCAGCCTCTCTTTTCTTTTGAACAATTAATTTGATATACTTCTTTCCGTTGTACTCAAACATATGCTCTTTAGGAACATCAGTCAAACACAGACTCACTGCCACTTGGTCTCCATCAAACTTAGATATTCCACTTCCTACATAAATTTTGTCTTCCATATTATTTTATTTTAATGTTTTGCTCCAATTGATTTAGTGTTGCGATAATAATGTTTATTTTATCATCTGTACTTTCAGCAGACATTGGAACTTGAATCCACATACTTGTATTTTTTGGAGATATCACAATCCCCATCATTTTAGCTAACTTTTTAAAGAGTTTCATAAGCTATGTATTGGTCTATATCTTCTAACCCACCATCACTATAAAACTTAGTGTATATTTCAATAGCCTGTTGCACCTTTTCCTTTCCTCGCATTAAAAAATCTGCACTTGGATCGAACACACCTAACTGATGTGTGGTCTTATCTACAACATAAAAAGATAAAGGCATATCAAACAAACATTGATATATATAAGCCTGACTATCATAGTTATATTTCTTAGCACTATACTTGAAGTCTTTAATGTTAGAGGTTGTCTTAATATCTATAAGCCTTTCACTATTTACGCTAACTATATCAGCCTTACCCTTAAATTCTTGTCCTAAAATATTTTGTATTCTAGGAACTTCAAATAGGTTACCACTTTCATAAATAGCATCACAAAAGTCTAAGTTTCCTTTCATAGCATCTATACATTTCTGTATGTTATCTACTTCCGATTGCAACAGTAAAATATCCTCTTTACTTTCAAATACAGCTTCTTTATATAATTTGCTGTTTCTACTAGCCATATCTACAATCTGAAAGGATTCTAACTTCTCAGGCTCTAACATTGCAGTGTGGAGATAACTACCTTCAATCATAGCTTTGGTAGTTTTCTGTTCTTGTCTAAAACTCTTAGGGTCATTAAGCAAGGAGTAGATGTCTGAATTAGACAACCACTTCTTACCATATGTTCCATAATAGTCTGAGTCATTCTTAAGCTTAGTAAGAATAACATTTAAGTTATCGCCCTTCATTAAGATACGTGGTTAGCTAGTTCTTTCTTAACTCCAGTCTTAATACTATATTTAGTCTCTAAGTTTTTAATAATCTTAGGCAAACCTAAAGCTTTGTTCTTTGATATGTAAGACAAGACCTTAGTCCAATTTGTATCTCCAATATCTAAAGTCACAGTTTCCCAAGATTTTACTTTTGTATCCTTAGCTTTAACTATTGGCGTAGCTACTTTTACAATGTCCTCTCCTATCCATAAAGACAGTCCTAGTCCATGCATAGCTATTGCTTTTGCAGTTGACCTTTGAATGGTAGTGTTAACATCCATAGATGTTATCTTTTCTAGAGATATACTTTTGTTTCTAAAATCCATTACTGGTAGATAATCTATATGCTCCATTTCATTTACTAGGATACCTACTTTAACATAAGCAGTTTTACCATCAGTAAAAAAGTTTAATCCTGTCTCAGCACACTCATATACTATTCTTTGTGCTTGAGGATGCTTAAGCTTAAGCATTGACCAAGCATTTGCCCAAGATAAATAGTTAAAGTTGCCTTTTTTCTCCACCTTGTCTTTGACTGAGATGGATGCTAATTCTTTAAAAATGTTTACGTGTTTTTGCATTTCATTTGATTTTAATTAATTTATTATTGTGTTTTGAATATTTGATTAAGATATTCTCCCTTCTATTTTTCAGATTCTGAATGTGTTTGTCGTTTTTTCTTGTGTTAACCTCAATTTTCATTCTGCTTTCTATAAGGTCTAACTTATGTAAACAGTTATTCATTGCAGTTTTAATACAACCAACTTTCCATCCCTCCTCTAAAATTACTTTATACTCGTCCTCATTGAAGTCTCTAAAATAATCTCCTCCTTTAGAACAGTTTAAAATTTCTATGTGATTATTAAACTTTTGTAGCTTTACTCCCATATTAATTATAGTCTCTCCGTTTTGCAGCACTTGGTGGATTGCTGACTTGTCTAACAATGCTTGATTGTAAATGTCTTTTATACTATACATTCTTTTGGATTTTATCAATCATATGCTGGTAGTCGCTATCATTATCTATTAAGGCCTTAGCTTTCTTGTATCCATGTATTATTGTGGTAACGTGAACATCAAGTCCAGCTTCACTCATAAACCTTTGTAAGTAAGCTATTCTTATCGGTCTTTCCATACATAGATAGTATAACATTTGTCGAGCATCTACACTTTCTCTCTTTCTGCTCTTAGTAAATATGTCATCTAATTCTAGATGAAATTGTTGTGCTATAGCAGTAGCATAGTTATTAAATATTTCTTTCTTCATATTATTTATTTTCTTTTAGTCGTTCAATTTCAAATTCTAAATGTGCTATAGCCTTGTAAAGATCCTGCACAGGCGTATGATGTTTTCTAGAACTTCGTAAGCAGTACGTGACTGCCGTACCAATGTTGTATGTGCATTCAAAGTCTGTAACTACATAACGTGCTTGATAATTTCTATTCTTGTTTGTACCCACATAGTAATGAGGCACTCTTTCTTCTTTACTGTCTTTTTTTTCTTGTTCTAATTCATCAATTCTTTGAATTAAATTGTCTTTTGATGTTCCCATATTTAATTATATTTCGTTAATTTATATTTAGTCATATCATTATTGATACGAATTGTATTCTTTTTAGCCCTATACTTAGGAGTTATCTTTATTAGCCTAGAATTGCTCTCTTCCATACCACTATGAGCAAAGTAGTTATCTAACTCTATGTATATACTATTATGTAAATTCTTTAGGTCTCGCCTCTGAATTAAATCAGTGACAATGTGGTGAGGGTTATTCATTAAATTTGATTTAAATAAAAGAGGTAGATAGACAATAATAAAATTAAAGGATGTCTTTGAACACCCATAAAGTTAAGTGGGATTGTCCCCCTATCTACCTCTTTTTGTTAACAATACTAATAACTAATGCAAAACTATGCAAAAACTTCCAATAATCAAAACTTAGTTTTATTAATGTGTTCTCGCAAGGCTGATATACTTAATTGTTGTAACCATCTTATATACTCATAATTCGGTTTTGTTTTAAGCTTTTCCTTTAGGATTAAATCTTCTAGTTCGTTCATATTATAAAGTTTTAAATTAGTTATCCCCAGATTATCTGGTTTCTTAAGTCCCCAGTCTGATTTCTTGGAACTTGATGGTTGATGTCGTTCTCTCTACTATCAGATACGGACTGTAGTGCCTCTTTAATAGTCTTACCTAAAAAGCATTGAAGGTCATACTCTTCATAGTATCCTACTTTAAAAGTACCATCATCAGTGGTGTGTTCTGAACCTAAATAAGTAACAGTCGCATACTCTTTCCATAAATTTAAAGAGGTATCTGTAGGCACTTTATATGTCACAGTAGTACCATCAACAATTGGTTGCATCTCAATCTCATCAGAACTAAAAACTTTGATGTTTCCACTCTTGTCTATATAGAATCTAAAATCATCAGCAGCCCAGTCAGGCTCATCATACTCAGTTCGCTGAACACAGACTCCATCTTCAAAGTTCATCCACCCTCCCCATCCTGTTTCTTCTTCCCAAGTATAAGTAAAGTTAGGAATTTTTTTAGCAAGTAATTCAATTAGAGATTCATCCATCGTTGACCAAGCAGTTGTAAATCTTAGTACATCTCCATCCATCTCATTGTCATAGCATCCCCATTTAGTTCCCCAGTTATGAATTGACCAATCGTACCAATTGTTAAATTTATACTTATCTATTAGTACATCTGATATTTCTTTGTCTTTTTCTGTAACTATTCTATTTGGGGCAGTAGTATTGTGTAAATCTTCAGGCATTGGGACAAGTGACCCTGCTATTCCGTATTCATTTTTTGACATTTTTTCTAGGATCTTCGAATCTTCATCAGATGAAACAGTGATGAAACAATAAACGTGATTAGGCATAATTTTTAGTTTTTAGATTAATAATAAATTGATTTTCTGATATGTACTTACTTCTCTCAGACTCGGATTTGAATCTAAGTGTGCTACTGTCACTAAGATGATATACATAGTACATCGTTCTCTTAGCTCCGTTGGAAAAGATTAATTCTTTCCCTAATTTAATTTCATTCATAATTTACGTATTGGTTAGTAACACGAAATCCCCACTACTTTCGCAGTGAGGCACGTGTACTAACAACAATAATTAAAAGGGTTCTTTGCACTGTGGACAGATTCTGTAATCCTCTATCCAACCCACAACCTCATCTCCACAACAAGTATATTCTTGTGGATAGTTAGAATTAAGTCCGTATTCTTCCTCAGCCGACTCTATAATAACTTTGCATAAGTCAGTTGGTATCTTGCTCCTTTCGTGATTGTCTTTCAGTCCCTGTGTTCCAGTTCTACTACCACGTGGGGCTGATACGTGACAATCATCTCCATTCTTGCACATCACTCTTGGAGTCCATCCGAAATCATTAGTCCATATGTCTGTAGGCTTCATTCTTTCATCTCCATATTGACAATAGGTTATGGTTTCTCTTCTGTTCTCTATCTCGTTCCAATGTGGTGCTTTACGCATCTTGCCTCTAGGATTTTCTATGTACCAATTAAGCTGAGGATTCTTTTCAAGATAGAATTTAATAATCTCTATAGTTTTCTCTAAAATCTTGATGCCTAGCATATCAGCATTCTTAGGCTTAAATTCGTGGCCACTTACCCACTTCCTGCCGATACAAGCTACTGAGAAATCAGTACAGGGTGGTGATGCCCATATTACATCAGGAACATAGAATTCATCTAAGTCTCCTACTTGCATTTCGTTAAGTCTGTAGTCCCAGTCTAAAATGTCTCCTACCCAATTTGTCTTAGGATAAGCTACGTTGTCAACCGAGAATACTTGATGACCACGTGCATCAGCTACTTTGCCGATACTACGTGAGCCACTGAATAATTCTAATATCTTCATAATAATTTACGTGTTGGTTAGTACCACCAAAACCCCACTACTTTCGCAGTGAGGTAATGGTAGAATCAAAACAAGTTTCTTTATCTAGTGTGATTTTCAACAAATCCGTATGTATCTTTTAGATGTTGTAGGTTTATAATCTCCCTTCCTTCCAAAACATTCTTGGTTAGTAGGTTTTGAATCATATCAAACCCATTATCATATTTCTTAATGATGGTTGGTATTTTTTTACTTCCCCAACTTAGTAGAGAATATCCTTTACCGACTATATCATTAATCATAAGGCCTTTGTCATAGTCTTTCTTCTCTAAGTGATTGTTTAAGCACTCTTCTAATAAGATATCTAAAGGAGTAGTCCATTTGTATTTCTCATCCCATAAAGAGTCTTTATCAATAGTACTATATATATTGTCTATTCTATGGTTCTTGTAATCAGTGACTTGTAGTTCTCCACCATACGAGTCATCCCAGCAATTACATACTTTTACATTGTCAAACTTTATATCCCATTCTAATGATGGTGCATCGTGGCCTCGGCTCTCTTTAAAGTTTACTACTGTAACTCTAGTCATAAATTCTTTTCTTGTCATTTTATTTAATTTTTAATTAATGTTTAAGTGTTTTGGGTTGAAATTCTTACCATCTTCATACTCTAAGATAGCATATACATCCCCTTTGTTATCATATGCAAACTTCATTGCATCAGCCTTAGTATCGAACTCATAGTCGTTTTCTATGTAATCTCCACTATCAGTGTACTCTCGTAATTCTACTATATAACTCATATCTATTGTTTTTTTTAATTATTAATCCCAAACTATCATTCTCTCTCTACCAAACCTTAAGATTTCAGCAATTGAATGCTTAGAGTCATAGGGCATGATATTCTTAATATAGTATTGCTCGATATCTTCTTGTGATGGAACAGTTCTCATAAATAAGTATAATCTTATTATTTGTTCTGTAGTTAAATTCATAATATTATTTATTGGTTAGTACCACGAAAACCCCACTACGTTTTATAGTAGTGAGGTGTGGTGTTAATGGAATATCCATATGCTTACATAGAAGATAAAGGCTATAATGAGTAGCAGTAATAAGTCTTCTATAGTTTGTCTTGGATTCTCTTTAAAGGCTTTGATTAGTTCTTTAATCATAAGTGACTACCTCTCTCTTTAATATCATCTTCTATCTCATCATAGAAAACATCTAGTTTATCTGTCATATCATCTCCGTTAAGTATGATTTTATGTATCTCAATAAAATCTCCACCTTCATCAAGATGTGTGGTTGGTTCTTTCCAAAAGTCATAGCTAATTTCTAGCACGTTATTATCTGACAAGTCCCAATAGTGTACATAACTCTGTGGTGTCATAGTAGTTTTTTTAGTGATTAATAATTTACATTCTTCTAAATACTCTGCTAAATTCATATTGTATATTGTGTTACGAAATCAGACAATCCTTTAAATCCTACGAACTTTAAAGACTTCTGTATTTCAGTTGGACATTTGATTGTAGGTATGTTCTCATACTTGTCAATCATTATTAACTCTTGAGTTTGCTTTGCTAGTCCTTCAGAGTTGCTCTGAGAATAGACTGGTAGCCCTTCTACCAATTGTTGTACTAAATTCATATCTTATAATGTTTTGATTAAGACTAGCATCTCTGCTAGTTTCGGATATTGAATCCTCTTCAGTTAATCTTCATCTTCATACTCTACATACTCTATGTCAAAGTGGTCACATAGTCTTTCTTTATATTCTCCATCATCCATCCACATTTCTTCTAATGCTTCTAAGATGTCCTCATCCATTTGTATGATAGTATCTGTCTCTACATTAAGAATGTAGTTTTGTCCCTCAAAGAATTCCCATAAGGCATCGTAAAGCGAGTAGTCATCTAGATATACATTCTCTGATATATTTAGTGCGACTCCACTCTCTTTTAATGTATACATAGTACTTCCACAGGCAGAGTCCTCTGATTGAATATAGTAATCAGCAGTAGCACTCCAGTTGTCTTGAATTTTTATGTTAACATATTCGTATAAGAAATTTTTAAGTGTTACTGATTCTTTAGCAACACACGTTCCATTTGATTTTTTCATAATTGATATTTTATTTATTAGTATTATTTAGTTTGTCAAGTAACTCATCTGCATTTGTCGTGTCAATTACTTCTTCGTTAAGCATTGGTAAGTTTCCCCAAATTCCGATTGCTTGACATTCTGCTAGTATATCGGTACACGATTCTTTTATTAATTCTGTATCATACTTTTCATCATCCTCTAGGCCATCATTGATGTCTTGTACATCGTACATCTGTAAGTCTAGATTGTGTGCGATAATCTGTACTTGTTCTACAGTTAGTTCTAGGGTTACCATATTATGAAATACCCTGCTTTTCTTAATTGTTATCATCTTATTTATTTGTTTTGATTAGGACTAGAGCCTCAAACTGTTACAATGGCCAATTGCGTTTGCGACTCTAGTTTCGGATATTAAATCCTCATCAGCTAATCTTACATACTATAGAAGACAAAGGACTCTCCTCCTTTACCAAAGTCCATCTCGTGTCTCTGTAACCCTGTACCTCTACCTCCTTTAATGTCACACGTTGTAACCTTTACACTCACTCCATCCTTTAAATCCTTTACCTCACTCCATTCTCCCATCTGCACCAATCTACTCTTGTAGTATGCTGCCTTACTCGATAGATTGTTCTCTATCGCATTGTCGTATCTCTCTTTGAAATACACTGCTTTTGGTTTTCTCATCTTGTTGTTGTTATTGATTAATTTCTCCTGATCAATTTCTGTCTGTACTTACCCTCTACTCTAGTATTTGATAGTTTCGGATACAAAATCCTCATCAGCTAACCTATATGGTTAGGACTATCCGAGGAGTATTGCTGACTGCATTCATCTTGTTTTTAATGAGGTATAGGTTGCCCTCTCAATATCAGCGTTACTCGTTATGTCAATGTACTGGGTTGTGTTGCTCTGAAGTCCGTAGTAGGTTTACCCTCGCTGGGTAGTTGTTCTAGGGGTAGCCCCCATTTCCTCTCAACCTACTCACGAATTCTATGCAAATATACACTATTATATATAACCTGAGCATTAAATAGGTAAAACTTTAGTATAACTTGCTATGTTGATTTGTCATATCGTTCAGCCATATTGTCACACACTTAATACTCTCTATATCAATTGCTTTACAGTGGCTGCTACACTGTATAATGTTTCATCTAGTAGATGGGCGTAGGGGTACTATCTCGCACCTCGTGATGTCTGTATGTGATACGAACTCTGGGGCTAGGAGAACGCAGCTATGTGCGTATAGGGAAGCCTAGGGATACCCCCCCTAAAATAAAAAGTCAGAAAGTTGCAGAAAGTTTTTTGAGATTCAATTAAACAAATCAAATAAATATGACTTTGTTTTACAGCTATGACAACGTATAATGGCTAATAACCCTCAGGTTCGTGATGTCTAAAAAAATTTTATTACCTTTACAAAAAAAAATTATGGACGGACTAACTATAAAAAACGGAAGACTAATTAATAACAGACGTGATGGTGAATCAGGGTTGGAGAGAATGTCCAGGCTAAAGAGAGCTTACGCTAACGAGAGAAAGATAAATCAGATTGCTGAAGGTATGGAGCGTGCTGAATATAAAAAGAACTACACAAGTAAATTGTTCTAAAAAAAATTTTGTGTGTTTTGATTGATGGTAAAAAAGAGTATCTTGTGTGGGTACTCTTTTTTTTATGTTGATTTTATGTTGATTTTAATTTTCAATTTTTAATCTAACTAATTGATAACTACTTTATTATATTTTTTTAATGTTGAAATGTTAGAAAAAGTATAAAGTTTTAGAGTATAGAAAAAAAATAAATAAATAATTTGTTCCTATAGTTCAATTTTGATAAATAAATTTAACATTTTAACATAACGTATCAAATATTTTATATATTTGTTCTTAATCTAATACACTATAATATGCAATCAGAATCAGGATACATACCTAAGAACCTAGACTTTGGTCAGGACGGAAGACAAAAGTTAATCAACGGAATTACTGCAATATCGAAAGCAGTGAAATCAACATTAGGGCCACGAGGACGAACAGTCTTAATAGAATCCCCAGCACACACTAACGGAATTACAGTAACTAAAGATGGAGTAACCGTTGCAAGATCAGTAGCTTTATTAGATGCGGCAGAAAACCTTGCAATACAAATGATGCAAGAAGCAGCTAATAGAACAGCAACCTCAGCAGGTGATGGAACTACAACAGCTATTGTATTAACAGAAGCTTTAGTTTTAGCAGGTCAAGAGTATATAACTAAAGATACCAATGTAACTGAAGTTATAAAGTACATGAACGAGCTTACAGATAAATTCATTACGTTGTTAAAGAAGAACAGTAAGAAAGTAACTGGAGCAAGATTAAAAGATGTTGCAGCTATATCAGCTAACAATGACAAAGTATTAGGAAATATTATTGCTGACGCTTATAGTAAGGTGGGTATTGACGGAATAGTAACTGTAGAGAAATCTATGAGTGCGTCTACATATTCTGAAGTAACTAATGGTATTAAGATTGATAGAGGATATACTACTCCTTTGTTTATTAATAACCAAAAGAAAGACGAATGTATATTAGAAGATGTTAAGGTATTAGTTTGTGACCAGGAGATAAGCAACATACTACAAATAGAAAACATCCTAAAACCAATTATACAAAAAGGAGAGAAGCTTCTTATTATAGGAGAGTGTAATTCTAATGTAGTTAATACGCTTGCAGCTAATGTTGTTCGTAATGGATTAAAGTTCTGTAACATTGTACCGCCATCATTTGGATACAAGACTCACGAGCTAATGCAGGATATTGCATTGTCTATAGGAGCTAAATACTTCTCAGAAAAAACAGGAGATGATTTAAGTCTTATGACAGCTGAAGATTTAGGACATGCAGACAAAATTATTATAGGAAAAGAAAGTTCTGTTATAATTAAGAACGAAGAAATGTCTGAAGAAATCTCAGAAAGAATCAAACAACTAAAACTTCAACAAGAAAACACTACACACTTAGGTGATAGAAAGTTTATTAATGATCGTATTGCTAGTCTAGCAGGTTCGATAGGATGTATTTATGTAGGAGGTAATAGTGATATAGAACAAAAAGAAAAATTTGACAGAGTAGATGATTCAGTATGTGCAGTACGTTCAGCACTACAAGAAGGAATAGTAGCTGGTGGAGGAATAGCTTTATTTAGATTAGCACAAAAAAGAAAAGGGGAAAGAAGTAATGATGAAAACTATTTTGTAGCTTTATCTATTATGATTAAAGCATTAGAATCTCCATTAATACAAATACTTGTTAATGCAGGAATAGATTATAACACAGTATTAGAAACTTTAGAACACAGAAAAGACAATGATGGCTATGATGTTAAAAACGAAACATATGGTGACATGTATAAGCTCGGAGTTATAGATCCTTTAAAGGTAACTAAAGCTGCTTTAATTAATGCAGTGTCTGTAGCTACAACGATACTAAGTACTAATGCAGTTATTACTCACAAAAGATTAAACGAATAGATATGCAACCAATAGGAAAATACATAGCAGTAAAACCAATAGACGAAGAACTAAAGACTAATTCTGGTATCTTACTATCAGCACAGGATATCGATGAGTTTAGATATAAGAAAGGTATGGTTATAAAGCCTGGTAGTGCTGTTACTGTAATAAAAGCAGACGATCTTATATACTATGATAAGAATGCTGGACACTCTATGTTAATCAATAACGAGTCAATGACAATTATTGAAGAGCGTAATGTGGTTGTAGTGCTTTAAAGTAAATTCTTATCTTTGTATTATGGCAAAGAAACAAAAAACTAAAGTTTATAGAAGTAGGCAAACTGCTAAGGCCAGATCAAAACCTACGACTAGCACAGTTTTAAAAGACAAGAGAACACCTGCTGAAAAGAAAAAAGCAGCTACAAGACTAGCAGCTAAGACTAGAGTTAAGTCATCTACTGTTGTAAAAACAAGAACTTCTACTAAGAAAAAAGGCAAGACTAAAACTAAAGAAAAATTTTCACAACAAGTTAGGTCTAAGTCAAGTCAAAACAGCAAGTACGAAAGATCAAAAAGTTCTTCTACTACAAACACAAGAAAAGGTAAACAGACTTTTAGAAGTAAATCTGTCCGTCAAGATAAAGAAACTGGAGATCAATTTGCTACAAGAAACCGTACTAATAAAAGAGGAACAACCAGAACTACTTTTGTTACTGGCCCTAAAGCTTTTAAGAAGTATAGTAAGTGGGAAAAGAAAGATAATAGAAAAGCAACAAGACAAGCAAAAAGAAACTCAAAGAAGTAAATCCTTAGTAGCTTGATTCATTTCTTTAATATAATTTTTATAAATCTTATCTGTGTAAGATGCGTCATTCCTGAATAAAGGATTAGTTCTTTGGTCTTCGCCTAACTCCTCACCATTTAATTTCTTATAAATAAGATTAACTAATCGTTTACCCTTATACGTTAGTTCGTATAAGGATGTCTCCTTACCTCTTTTCTTTCTCCAAACATGTATCCAGTCGTTTTTCAAAAGTTGGTCAAAACGATTTACGTCCCATGACATTAACTCATTAAACTCGTTAAACTTTGTTTTATTAAAGATGTCTTCACTATATAAAAACAAAAGCATGTCTATTTCTGGAGTTCCTATGTTGTACTTGGCTTTAACCCAATACCTTACAACCCTCCAGTATTTTAAATAATCATGTGTAGGCACGATTCTGTCGTAATTATTTCGTCTCAAAATGATTTAATTAAATTGTTATCTTTGTAAATATAAAAAATAAAACCCATGCCACAAGGAAAAGGAACATACGGATCAAAAGTAGGAAGACCTCCTTCTAAAAAAAAGTCAGTTAAAAGAGACGCAAGAAAGATTAAAGCAATAGTTCGTAAGAAGGGTAAGATAGCAAAAATGAAAACACAACTTAAAACTCCATCTAGAACTTCTGGGGTAAGAGGTGTAAAGGATTATAATCCTTCTTCTAACAAAAAAAGAATTGTTCGTAAAACAAAAGCAATAGCTCGTAAAACAGGAAAACTTTCTGCGGCAGGGAAAATGAAACTAAAAAAATACTAATGGCTACAATGAGTAAAACAGCAGCTCGTAGAGTTGATAAAATAAACGAAAGAGGAGCTAAAGGTACAGCTCGAATGGTAAAGAAAGTTGATCGTATTAGTGGAAGAGCAACTAAAAAAGTTGGTAAAGCCAAGCCAAAGAGAGCAGTAAGGGTTGCTAAAAGAGCAGTCAAGAAAATGGATAGGGTTGTCAAAAGAGCTGTAAAAAAAGCAGGAAAAAAATCAGTAAGAAGAGCTAAGATTGTAAAATCTGGAAAGACAGGAGCAGGAAGAGCTATTGCTAAAGGCGTTGCTACAGGAAAGAAAGTATCTAAAGCTGTAAAAAAAGTAGCTAACTCAAGGCTTGGAAAAGCAGCTGTAGGAGCTTTCAATACAGTTAAACAACTTAGATCAGGGAATGTAAAAGGAGCTGTAAGTACTGTAAGAAGTACAATAAAAAAAATAAAGAGTACGCCTAAACGTGTTAAAACAAAAAAATAAAAATGGCTATAAAAAAAAAGAAAGTACAAGTTACCTCTACAACTACAGTTAAAAGAAGAAGAAAAAGAAAAGGTGAAACTGTAGGGAGAGTAAAAAAATCTACTACTACAAGATCTGATGGAACTAAAACTGTTACTAAAACTAATAAAAGAGGCACGACTACAAGAACAAAAGCCTATGGTGCTGGTAAATCAAAACCAAAAAAGGTAACGGTAAATAAGAAAGAGACTGGAATGCGTTATGCTTCTAAAAAAGAAAAAACTTATAAAAAAGGCGTTAAAGGAGCTACAATTAAAAAAACATCTCGCCCAGGAGAGTTTGGTAAAGAATCATCGTATACAACAACTCGTAAACAAAGAATAAAAAGAACTAAAAAAGCAATCGGTAAAGGTGTAAAAAATACCTTAAAAGCAGCAGCTGTAGGCGCAGCGTTAAGTAATCCAGTAGGATCGTCTCTTTTAAAAGGAGCTGGAATGGCAACAGTAGGATTACTTGGGGCAGGAGGTGTGCGATATGCAAAAAATACTGCACAAGACATTGGAAGAAGAGCTAAAAATGTTGGCAAGAAAGTTAAAAAAGTAATTTCTAAAAAAGTTAACAAAATTAAAGCAAAGAGAAAAAGTCCGAACAGAAAAAGAGTATAAAAAAATAAAACTATAAATTATGGCACGATATGATAGACTCGTAAAAAGAGCAGGCAGAGTTGATGACAGGTCTTACAATGCAGCTCGTAAGGGAAAGCAAAGAAAAGCATCTAGGTTAAAAGAAAAAGCTAATAAGCTTTACAGTAAAGCAAGATGTGGGCCTAAAAGAGGAAGTAGATCAAAAACAAGAGCAGGAAAAACTCGTAATAGAGGCTGTCTAGTTAATTAATAATAAACAAAAAAAAAGAAAAAATGGAATATCGTCACGCAGGTCATGGAGGTCAAGGATACAATTCAAGAATGGATGAATCTTTAGGATCTAGAAATGGAAAAAAATCACAATCTATGAAGTCTCGTAGAAATGAAAGCAAAGGAATGTCTAAAGCAATGGGCAAGCGTGCTTTTAGTGCTGTTAAGTCTATGGACTATCAGCCATTATCTACATGGAAAACTCATCATCATTTAAGTTAATTATATGAGTTTTAAAAAAGTCCAAGCCAAAATAGCAAAAAAAGGAGGTTATTCTAAGAAAGCAGCAGGTGCTATATTAGCATCAGCTTCTAGAAAAGCTTCTGCTTCAGCTAAAAGGAAAAATCCTAAACTTAAAAGAGTTATGGGTAGATCTAAAAGATAAATATTAATTAAATTCAATTCAATGGCAAAAAAGAAAGCTAAAAAAACTAAAACTGCAAAAAAAATTGCAGTTAAAGATATTAAGGTTGTTGAACCTGTAAATATCATTTCTGAAGGAAAAATAAAAGGCGTACCTAAACAAGTTGCGGTAAAAGACCAAGTTTGTTATGTAGATTATGTCCCTCCGAAAAGAATGTGGTCAGATACAAGAGTACACTTTAACCCTAATCATCTTATTAAAAAAAAAGTTAAGGATAATCCTTTTGAATAATAAAAAAATACTAATGGGAAAATTATTAGAAAAGCTTGGATTAAAAATGCAAGAAGGATGGAAAAAATTTCAATGTTTCTGGAACTGTATTGTAAGTAAATTAATGTTTAATGTAGAAAGTTGTCCAAACAAACTTTGTACTTGTAAAAAATAAAATGAAAAGAACTAAAATTCAATCAAAAGGCTTTGGAGATACAGTTTCAAAGATAGCAAAAGCTGTCGGTGCTGATAAAATAGCTAAAGTATACGAAAAAGCTACAGGAAAAGACTGTGGTTGTAATAAAAGGAAAGATACGTTGAATCGTGTATTCCCATATGAAAGATAAAGAGATTTTTAACCCTCAAAAATAAAAAAATGGCTTACCAAAAAATAGTAGTAAACACAAATTTAGCAAACACCGTTAACGCTTCGGACAACACAAACATACCTATGCCTAGCGCAAGGTCAATAGCTGGAACACAAGTGTCAAAAGCACAAAGAACAATAACATTTTCTAATAACACCGCTTTATTAGCAGATACATTAATAGATACTTCTCAAGCAGGTAATAGTGCATTTAATGCAGCTTATGTAGGAACAAATGTAATGCCTATTATAGCAGGTGTACCTTTAGTAAACGCTCAGTTTGCTGTATCAGCTCAAACAGCAGCAGCAATTGGAGTTACTGGAGCATTAGCAACAACAACAAACAATGCTGGTAGTGGTGATGATATGACTGTAAAAGTTTCATGTTCAGCTTTAGGTGGTGCTGTAACAATGCAAGTTGTAACACAAGGATCAGGATATGTAGCAGGTGATGTTATCACATGCGCTAAAACTCTTATAGACGCAGACGGATCTATTGGTGCTGTGTCAGCAAATGTTACAGCTACTATAGCTGCAACAGGATTTTTAGAAGTAAACTCTTATCAAGTATATAATGAAACAGTTCCTGCAAATGCAGTAATTGTAGGTGTTGATAATGGTACAAATTTATCTTTAGATAGTGATGCTTTTCCAGCAGGAGGAGCTGTAGATGATGCATATTCAATTATAAGAAGAAATGCTTTAGTAGACAAGTCAGTAAACTTTTTAGATGTAGCTCTTTACCCAGGATTAGAAGTTGGAGCTATTGTTAAAAATAATACTTCAGGACAAAGTGCTTATGTTATTTCTTTAAACAACGTAGGAGCAGCAGGAAAAGTAGCTACATCACATCAATTAACTTTATCAGCAGAAATATTTGGAACACTTACTTCGGTAGTTGCTCCTTATACACTTTATTTAAATGCTGCAAACCCTAAGTCTAAAAAAGCAGGAATAGATTCTTCAGAATGCTGTTTACTTTATGTAGGGTCAAACCAAGCAACTATGACAGCCGCAACATCTTTTGTAGATGTAAAAGTATTGACATGTGCAGATAACATAGTAACCTTTACTAATTTTAGAGTAGGTGATTATCTTCCAGTCCAAATAAAACAATTATTTAGAACAGATACAGACCCATCAGCTCAAGATAACTGTATAGCTATCTGGTAAAACAATAAAATAAGTATGAAAAAATTATTAATTATAGTATTAGCAATAATGCTTACGTCTTGTAGTACATATAATCTTTCAACTGATTATAAAATTAAAAGTATTTTAACAATAACAGAAGCAGGAGATACATTAGCAGTACCTGTAAGACAATTTAAATTTAGGATACTAGATAACAGAGATCCGTTTAGATATCAATACAGACAAGATTGGAATCGTTGGAACTATAGATCATATTCTATTCCTTATGTTAATCAAAGTAATTGGAATAAACCCAATTATAATGTAAAGCCAAATTCAAAACCATTTACACCACAAGTTGTTTTAAAACCTTATAAGCCAATGAATGCTATACCTGTTGTAAAGCCAAGCTTAAAAAAGAAAAATTAATGATGGATATCAAAGATTCAACCGCCAACCTTACCTCATTAGCAGGAATGTCAATGTCAATGCTAAATGTAGAAATGATTTTAACTATAGCAGTTTTAGTTTCTGCCTTAGTTTTAAATATCTCTAGACTTATTGCTACAAGAAAGCAAGCAAAGCCAAAGGATAATGAGAAAGATAGATAAAATTATAATTCATTGTTCAGCCACACCTATTGGCAGAGATTTTAGTGCTAAAGTAATTAGAGAGTGGCATGTAAAAGGTAATGGATGGGATGATATAGGTTATCATTATATTGTTAGATTAAACGGAGATTTAGAATATGGAAGGCCTGTAGAAATAGCAGGAGCGCATTGCCGAGGTCATAATAAGAACAGTATAGGGATATGTTATATAGGAGGAATGGATAGTGACATGAAGAAGTGGGAAGATACGAGGACTGAAAGTCAATCAAATTCTTTATTATCTTTGTTAAAAGTATTAAAAAAATTTCACCCAGAGGCTGTGATACATGGTCATAGAGATTTTTCATCTAAAAAATGCCCAAGCTATGATGCAAAAAAAGAGTACGAAAAAATTTAAAGTACATAACATGTACAGTAAGACTGGAAATCCAAGAATTGCTAAAACAATGAAAGACCATTTATCTTTAAAGAAAAAAGGTTATTCTCATAAAAAAAAATAATGGCATTAAAAAAATCTAAAGTTGTCAGTAAGAGTAAAATATTAATCAAAGGAAAATCTGGAGGTAAGTTTACCGAGAAGATGAAAGCTAGATCTTATATTACTACCTCTACAAGCGCAACTAAACTTAAATCGTCATTAAGAAAGCAAAAAGCAAAATCTTCATTTAAATCTGTTAAAAAAAATAAAAACGGATCTTATACTCTTCTGAAAGGAAAAGAAGGAGGAAAATTTACTGAGAAAAAAATAAGTAAAGCCAGAGGTAAACGTATAACAAAAAGATATACAAAGAAAAAAAAATAATGGCAATAGCTAAGACTACAAAAGGTAAAGGAGCAAACTATAGACCTACAAAGTCTGGGGCTGGTATGACACAGAAAGGAGTTTCTGCGTATAGAAGTGCAAATCCAGGAAGTAAATTAAAAACTGCTGTAACTGGTACAGTAAAAAAAGGAAGTAAGTCAGCTAAAAGACGTACGTCATATTGTGCAAGGAGTGCTGGTCAATTAAAATTAAGTAGTAGGAAAACAAAAAACAATCCTAACTCAAGAATAAGACAAGCTCGAAGAAGATGGAAATGTTAAATTTATAAATATATTATGGCTGTAAACAAAAAAAAATTAGTTAAAGCTGTTTTAAAAAAAGCAGCTACTAAAGTAGTAAGACGAGCAGGGCCTATAGGCGTTGCAACTACGTTGTATGATTTTTATAAGTCAGGTCAAAAAAACTCAAAAGGTAAAGCTGTAAAAGGGCAAAAGGCTTTTTTAAAAAACGCAAAAAAATCCACAGGAAAAATAGTTAAAAAGAAAAAATCAATTTATAAAAAAAAATAAAATGGCTAGCAAAGGATTATATGCAAATATGAATGCTCGTAAAAAAGCAGGAACATCAAGAACAAAATCTAAATCTACTATAACTAAAAAAGCTTATAGTAACATGAAAAAAGGATTTCCTAAAAAGAAAAAATAGTGAAAGAAATATTTAATAAAATATTCGGAAATGCAGGAGCTGGAATAGCTAATAAAATAGGTTTAGTGGTAGATAAGTTTGTGCAAACAAAAGACGAGAAGGCTGCTTTTGAAAAAGAGATGGCTGAACTGTTTGTTAATGCAGAAGCTGATATGCAAAAAAACGTAACAGAGCGTTGGAAGTTTGACATGGTTAGTGATAATAAGTTATCAAAATCAGTAAGACCTCTCACATTAATCTTTATAGTTGTGTGTACAATGTTGCTTATCTTTATTGACTCAGGATTTATTACCTTTGTAGTTGATGATGAATGGAAAGATCTATTAAAAGTTCTGCTTATAACTGTTGTTGCAGCATACTTTGGCGGAAGGTCTTATGAAAAAGGTAAAAAAATTAAAAAGTAAAATTTAATGGCTAGAATTAGTACATACCCAAATGATTTAACAATAAGTCCAAATGACAAATGGATTGGAACAGATGCAGATTTTTTAAATGCAACTAAAAACTTTACAGCTGGAGCTGTAGCAAGTTTTATTGCCAGATTAAATTATATAGATTCACCATTTCCAAGATACACTTATAAAGACATGACGATAGCCGCAAACAGTCCTAGAGAATGCGGAACTATATCACAAGATCCAGCTGTAGCAGGTGTTATTCCATTTGCTACGCTTACAGATTTTATGCTTAGTGAATCACAAAAAAATAGATGTACTGTAGATATTTCAGGATTTTACACAGCACCCTTACAAACTTCATCTGTTATAATAACTAAGTGTGAAGATGTCTCTCAATGGGCTATATATACCTGGAACACATCAACTCAAGATGCGGCAGAACCAGATTTTTACGACATCAATTTGACCTTTACAGCAGGTAATGGGGGGTTTGAAAATGATGTAGATTATTTTATATCTTTGTTGAACTATGGAGCAGGAGCTGGAGGCGGAGATAAAAACTTTGTAGCAGCATTGACAGGGGCAGCAACATTTTCAGTAACGCATGGATTAAACAAGTTTTCATCTTGTACTATAGTAGATGCAAATGAAGATATAGCAGAAGCGCAGGTAGAGTATAAATCAAATACTCAGGTAGAAATAACGTTTTCGGAAATTGTAACAGATTTTAGAGCGTTTTTTAATTAAAAATAAAAAAGAAAAAAACATAACATAATGGCAAACATAAATTTTTACGGAGACATAAACCTCAAGAACAACGAACTAAAAGAATGGAAAGTTTATAATGTTCCTGGAGGCGGAACAGGTAACCCAGGTGGAGAAGGACAAATGGTCTATGACACTACTGGCAACGTATTACAATATCACGTTGGTGGTGGAACTTGGGTAACTTTACAAGCATCTTCTGGTGCAGGTACAGTAACAAGTGTAGGTTTGTCAATGCCATCGGCATTTACAGTAGCTAACTCACCTATTACAACTGCTGGAACATTAGCAGTTACAGGAGCAGGTAGTGCAGCACAATATATAAATGGTGCAGGTAATTTAGTTACTTTCCCAACTATTCCTCAAGGAGATATTACCTCCGTATTAGGTGGAGCAGGTATTACAGTAACAAACAGTACAGGGCCTTCGCCTTCAGTAGCTGTTGATTACCTTGGTGCTGATAATGTTATATTAGCAGCAGCAGATGGTACAGCAGTAACAGTTGTAGCAGGTGATAGAATACTTTTATCAGACACTTCAAATGCAGGTAATGCTAAGTATGTAAATATATCTCAACTTACAACAGCAATAGGTGGTGGAACAGTTACAAGCGTAGGCTTGGCAGCTCCTTCAGCATTTACAGTTTCTGGTTCACCAGTAACTGGCTCTGGAACATTAACTTTAGCAGGAGCAGGAGCAACAACACAATATATAGACGGAACTGGAGCGTTACAAACGTTCCCTGCTATTCCAACAGGATCTTTCACAGTTGATGCTCCTAATGGATTAGGAACTATGACTATTTCTTCTGGAGATACTTTTGATTTTGAAAATACTTTCTACGGTGGTGTTTACATGGAGAAAGTTCCAGCATCAGATAGAATGCTTATTGGTATGGATATAAATTCCATGACAACAGTAGGTTCTATACAACCTGGAGATTACTTCGCTATACAAGATTCAAGTCAAGCTAATAATTCTTATAGAGTTTTAATTTCAACTTTATTTACTGCTATATCTTGGACTCTTGCAGGAGACTCAGGAACAAGTCAAGTAATATCAGCTGGAAATACAGCTACTTTTAGTGGTGGTGCAACAGGTAAGATAATAACATCAGCAGGCGCAACAGATGAGCTTACTATTACTCACGCACTTCAAAATCAGAGTGATACGGTAAGTACATCTTCTCCAGCACCAGGTGCAACATTTACAGTAGTTGATTCTGTTACTAGAGACTCAACTGGTCATGCTACAGCTTTAAATACTAAAACAGTAACATTACCATCTAATGCAGGAACAATGAGTTCTTGGACTTTAAGTGATGGAACTACAACTCAAACAATTGTTGATGGTAATACTGTAACGGTAACAGGAAGTACAGGATTAAGCGCAACAGTTAGTGCGACTGATAATTTAACACTTGTAAATACAGGGGTTACTTCAATAGTAGCAGGTTCAAACATATCAGTAAGTAGTGGAACAGGAGCTGTAACAGTAGCTTATACTGGAGGAACAGGAACAATGAGTTCTTTCTCTTTAGCAGCTGACGGTGGTGCGACTCAGACAATATCCAACGGAGATACTATGTCTATATTAGGATCTGTGGGAATAGACACTTTAGCTAGTGCAACTGACACAGTTCAAGTAGTTTTAGATTTAAACGAACTAGGTGTAGTAAGTTCATGGGATGATGTAAATGATGAATTTGCAATTATAGACAATACGACAAATGGTAAAATAAAATCACTAGGAATTAAACTAGGAAGTTTTAATACATCTATGCTTAACACTGCTGGTACAAGTCAGAAAATAACAGACTTAACACCTGGTACTTTAGGTACTGATGCGGTTAACTTGAATCAATTAAATGCAGCGGTTGTTGGATTATTAGATTTCAAAGGTGGATTCAACGCCAACACTGGTGCTTTAGACTCTCCTTTAACAACTAATCTTTATACTACTACCGCTATAGCAATTGGTGATTTCTATGTTGTGTCAGCTCCAGGTAATTTCTTTGGAAATGCTGCAACACCATTAACACCAGGGGATCAAGTAATAGCTCAGTCAGTAGCAGCCGCAGGTTCTGCTGTTGAAGCTGATTTTGTAGTTGTTCAGTCAGATACTGATTTAGCAACAGCAACAACATTAGGTATTGCAAGCTTCCCAGTAGCTGGAGGTTTAGTAGTAGCAACTGGTGCGGTAAGCATGGCAACAATTGGTGGTGCAGGAACAGTAGGTTCAGCAAGTCAATCGTTAACAGTAACAACTGATAACAAAGGACGTGTAACTTCTAAGTCTGCTCAGAATATACAAATTGTTTCTAGTCAAGTAACAAACTTCTGTACAGATGTTGAGGCTTGTGTAAACTCAGGATTTAATTATCAAGTTTCATTTGGTAACGGTTCTGATTTAACTTACACTATAAGTCATGGCTTTAATACAAAAGATGTTATGTGTCAGCTATACGAAGTTTCTACTGGAGATACAATCTACGCAGAAATTGAAAGAACATCAGTATCAGCTGTTACGGTTAGAACTAATCAAGCTCCAGGAACTAACGCATGGAGAATATTAGTGACAAACGTGTCAGCATAATAATAATAATACATATATTTGTAATGCATGGCTTACTCTAATCATTATAATGACATAGTACTACCATCTGGAACGAAACTTCGTCTAGATGGTAGTAACGGTGGCAACACTTTTATCTATGAATCATCAGGCGACACTATTGATCTTGTTCAAGCAGGAGTTAATAGACTTCGTGTACGAACACAAGGAATTTTAGTTGATGGAGATCTTAACGGAACAACTTTAACTACATCTTCTTCAGGTACTATAGGTACAAATCTGACTCTTGGAACTTTTTTAACCATTGGTACAGTTTTAAATGCCACAGGTGACCCTGATAAGTTTTTATGCATTAATGGTTCAGGAGTAGTACAATACAGAACAGGTACGCAAGTACGTTCAGATATTGGAGCAGGAACAGGTAATGGTTCTGTAACTTCTGTTTCAGGAGGCACAGGTATTACCCAGTCTGGTAGCTCAACTATTAACCCAACTATTAGTATAGATTATTTGGGTTCTGATAACGCTATACTATCAGCAGGTGATGAGTTAGGAAACGAAATTGCTGCAAATGATATTATATGGGTTAGTGATTCAAATGATAGTGGAAATATTAAAAAATATAATGTAGCTAATTTACCTTTTTCTACAGCAACAGGTACAATGAGTAGCTTTAACATTACTGCTGGAGCAGGTGTTAGAAATGTTACTAATTCGGATACCATAACTTTTATTGATGGTGTAGGAATAGATTATGCTGTAAGTGCAGCGTTAGAAGTTACAGCAAGTTTAAATTTAAACGAACTAACAACAACTTCAACATCAGGTAATGCCGATTTCTTTGCAGTTATAAACTCAGGAGGTTCACAATTTAAAATAGCACCAGGGAATATAAATAACTCTACGTTTAATAATAATGCAGGGTATATAACTTCTGGTTCTCTTCCTTCTGTAAGTAATGCAATAATTACTATTGCTACAGGAACAGGTTTAAGCGGAGCAGGAACATTTACTTTAAATGGTGGAGCAACAACTATATCATTAGTTAATACTGCACCAGATACAGGAGTTCCAGCTATATTATCTAATGGAATCGTGCCTAGTTTAAACACTGGTATTTCAGCTGCTGAGGTAAGGTCTCTTATTGGAGCAGGAACATCAAGTAGTTCAGGAGTTACATCTGTAGGTGTAAATCCAGGAGTTGGAATAAGTGCTTCAGTTTCAAACAGTACTACAACACCTGTTATAACTATAACAAATACTTTTACTTCTGACACAGGAGTGCCAGCGGTATTATCGAATGGTTCAGTACCAAGTTTAAATAGTGGTATTAGCGCATCTGAAATGAGAAGTTTGATAGGAGCAGGTACAAGTTCTACAACAGGTACAGTAACTTCTATAGCAACAAGCACAGGTTTAAGTGGTGGAACAATTACAACATCAGGTACACTTACTAATACAGATAGAGGTTCTTCACAAAATATATTTAAAAACGTATTATCTAATTCAGGTACTGCGGTTGCTGATAACAATAACGATACTTTATCAATTTTA